TATCTGCACTATCTGCAATTATCTCATCTATTTTTGCAGAGCCTTCTGCAATCTTGCTTAAAAATTTATTGCCGATAGATGAATTTTTAGTTTCTTCATTAAGCTCATTATATTTTTTTGCTAATCTTTCTTTTATTTCGTTTATTCTTTTTATTTTTTTTGTGTCTAATTCATCTGGGTTTGTCACAATACCTTTATCTTGATCTCTATCACCTATACCGTGGAGTCGAGAAAGGTTTGTTCTGCTGTAATTACTTTTTATAACGTCACCTACACGAAGTCTGATTAGAGGTGAAGCAGTCGGTACTTGTGTAAACGGGTATTTAAATTCACTTGTTTCGTTATCTTTGCTTGCAACTTCAAAGGCATCAGACCATTGTGGATATACCATTGCAACGATTTTATTTACTTGGAACCACATTAAATCATGATCTGCTTCAGAAGTTGCTGCAATAATAAATGTCAAGTTTATATTTCTTGTTGTTTTAACATAAGATTTAACATCATCGATTCTGCCAAAGCCACTTGCAGAGTTATATTCAGGTGAAAAAGAATCACTAATATTTTCAATAAATGCATGAAAAGAAAGTATCTCATTTGTTCTTAGATCATGAAAATAAAAAGGCATATATTCAGACTCTAAATTATTTTCTATTTCTTTTACAAGTTCTATCGGAAGTCTTCTTTCTTCTGATCTGTAGAAGTTTTGTGCAAGATCATCACTTAGATCTAGAGTAGGCTTTCCATTTAATGCAAGAGACCTATAAAAGCTGTAATTCATATTAAAAGCTTGCGGTAAAGTCCTTAAGCTTGTTGTTTGTCTTGCTTTTATAGGCGTATTGTTGTTGCCTCTTTCATTATATGACCATTTATAAGTGCCTTTTGCGTTGCTTCCGCTAGGTATTGTTATAGTTTGTGAAATGCTTTTAAAAGCTCTTGCTGCAGAAACTCTATTAATTGGTGATTCTTTTTGTCTTGATTGAAGATATGAGTCATCGTAATAATATTTATTTAGAAGCTTTAAACCTACTTGAATTCTCTCTATAACAAATTTAAAATAATAATAATTTAAGTCTGCAAAATATCCAAGAACTGGATTTTTATCTTTTGCGCTGTATAAGATATTTTGATCCCAATGTTTTTCTTGATAGAATTTTCTAAGTAAGAGTTTTACTCTGTTTAAAGAAGTTGTATTGGTAATTGTTGCTGCTAGTATCTCTGCTGATGCCAATGTTACAGGTAAAAATCCTTCGAGAGATTTGCTCAGTGACTTATTATTTGTAGCAAAATCTATACTATTTAATGCGCTACCTTTTTCTCTTGAAATGTTATCGAGATTAATTGCGGCATCTGGTGAAAGCCAAGCTGCTGTTCCAATAAAATAAGCATCAAGTCTTTCAAGCGAAGTTGATTGTTCGTGAGGATAGTTTAAAACATTAAAAACATATTTTGTAAAAATTTCTAACTCTGTAAAGTCATACGTGCCAAGTCTTAATTTATATCGTTCAGCAGTTTTGCTTTCATCACCTTTTTTATTAATTAAACTTCTGTTTGCAGCAACAATAGCCTCAACTGTTAATATCCTTACAATAGATTCTGCAAGATAAGTAATCATTAGAGCAACTGTTGAAGCAGAATCAAGAAACTCATCTTCTCTCATTCTTAAACCAGTTAAAATTTCAAATTCGTCAGCAAATGCTTTTGGCTTAAAATTATCATCATCTTCTTTTCTCAGAAAAGAGTTGAATGTTTTATAAGATTTATAATTTTCATCTGTTTCGCTCTCAAACCCGAAAGAAGGTGCCGTTTCACTTTTTCCAGTAACAAATCCCAAATCACCACTATCAGCGTCTTGACCGCTAACAAAACCAATCCCAAAAAAACCTTCACTTAAGTCTGTATCTGTACTAACTTCATTCAAGTCAAATTGTTCTGAAAGATATTCGTTATTATTGCTTTGAAGATCTTGTATCTCTACACTTGCATTTTCACCGTTTTCTACTTTTATTATATTACCAGAAGGGTCCAGAATGTATTTCGTTGCCATTTTTATTTATCCTTGATAATTTTATCATTGTCTTTCATAAAGTCATCCAGAGATAAATCTCGTAATCGTGAAGTATCTTGAGGATTGTTTAGTGATGCTTGCATAGATTCACCAATTCTATTTATTTCATTATTGACAATGTGATCAAAAGAATTCATTAACTCTTCCTTACTTTTGTTAGACTTTTTAGCAAATGCTTCGCATATAGCTTCATCCAGTTTTAAGTTCCTAATCAATTCTTTAATATCTATAATTTGCATTTTTAATCAACCTCGTAAGTTTCTCTCATTGTAGCTGAGTAGTTTCCTGTGTTAAACGTTGCAGAATCTAATGCAGATGCTCCAAGTCTCATTACACCGTGTGTATTTTCATTCTTTGTTAATTCATTAACTAAACCTAATCCTGCCATTTTTTTCATCAAAGTCGTTATCAAGCTTGTGTCAATCAATACATTGCTATCTACTTGTAATTCACTTGCAGCAACACTTTCTTTTGTCTTCATCAACTTGTCTTTAAATTGTGAAGCTTCTTCTTTTGTCATACGTCGTTCTCTCTCAATTGAAATACTTGTATTTTCTGAATATATGCTGTCTGCATTATAAGAAGCAACATTTAGACTTTCTACATTTGACATGCTACTCTCTGACACAGAAGGCTGTTGTACTCCACTTAACAGATTTTTCATGATGTCAAGATTAGAATTTAATAAAGACATACCTTTCATTCTGTTTGTAAACATATCAGATATTAAATCGTTTGTAGCTATATTTACTGGAGCTGTAGGATTAGTTGTGTCAGTTGTTGTTAGTGGCGCTGCAGGTAAAATAGTGTTTCTTGATTCTTCTTTGTCACTGCCAATTAAATGTAATTCACTCCCATTTTCTTGCATTAATCTAAGCTTAGAAAATATTGTCTTAAGAAATACTGATGCATAAGGATGATTAAATCCTTGAAGACCAGAAATAATTTTGTTTGATAAAACTTCATTAGTCGTGTTTGCATGTGCTCCTGATAAAGCATTACTGTTATACTTAAGTTTTTTAGTCAGATCACTACTGCTACCTAGATAGTTCATTAAATCTTGTGCATAAAAGTTTTTTGAAAACCAATCTAAGTTTTCATTTACAAAATAATTTTTTCTATTTGTTGGATTATTTCTTCTATTGGTCTTCCCGTTGTCTTTGTCAAATGTAAGAACATTTTTATTTATTGATCTTGAGACTTTTGCCCATTGTTTTTTAAATCTTTTTATGTTTGACTTTGCATTAAAATTGTCATCAAAAATTCCTTGTGATCCTTTTCTAATGCCTGTTTCGTCTATTGCACTTAATGCTGACGTTGCTTGAAAAGCTATATTATCACTAGACCCTTTATTTAAAAATCTATTTTCAATTTTATCTATTTTTTCTAGCGCAGACTTTTTCTTCTCTTTATCGTCTATTTTTTCTGCTTTTGCTCTTAGCGCAACAATAGCATCAGATATATCTTGGCCTTTAAATCCAAAGTCACCGCTTATAGCATCACTAACATTTGTGTTTTTTGCTTTATCTGCCATGCTTTCTACGGCTTTAGTTCCGTAACTCATTGTACCTTTAGAATCTTCAAATTTTTTCTTCCTTGATTCTCTTAATATAGAAGAACTAGACTTTTCAAATACTTCTTTCCCTAGTATTTCGTTAATTCCACTTTTTATAGTATCTACAAAAGTTCCAATGACAAAACTAAAAGCATCAGATATACCATCAATAATCCAGCCTGTTATGCTAAAGGCATTTTGTTTTTTCTCCCAAAACTCTTTAAATGCATCCCCAATTGAACTTCCAAGTTCAGCAAATTCACCTGGCTTAAAATGCAAAAAGTCTTCAATCATGTTAGTATCGCTATTTAAAGCACCTGACTTGTCTAACTCGCTCATACCGTTATTAATAACTTTTAGAAGTGCTGTAAATCCTATTGCAGCAGACTTAATAACAGCCCCTGCAATTCTTAGACTTAATGTTGCAAGTTTGCCCATATTATCTTTATTTGCCTTCATGATATCAAGAAGACCTTCAGAGAGACGATTAGCTTTTGTTTTTGTAGAAGCTGATAATTTCTTGCCTTTCTTCTTTTCCTCTGATTTTTCATCATCTTTGTCAAACTTCTTAAAAATTTCGTTTGTCGATCTTTCTAAATAGTCATCAAATATATCGATTCTAGCTTGATTTTTAGGATTAACACTTTGTTTATACTTGTTTATCTCTTGAATAAGTTTTCTTGGGTCTTTTATTTTTTTCAATGCTTCCATATCAACTAATTTATTAAGACTTGCTTCTTTTGCTAGTCCATCGAGTAATAAATTTTTAAATGCTTCTATTCTTTGTTTTCCTTTTTTGCCGTAAAACTTTCCGCCTTTTTGCATTGCTATAGATACATTAGTTTCTAGTTTTGAAAGAATAACATCACCTTTTGTTGCACCAAACATTTCTGCAGCAAAATCTGCCATTGTTGACATTGCTGAAACTAAACCTCCTTTAAATGCATCACTTTTTAAAATATTGCTCATAATATCGATAATAAGCTTTATAGGTTTAATTAAGCCACTCCAAGTGCTAGGATCCATTTTCAATGCGTATTGATAAATAGATTGATATCCACTACTTAAACTAGTCAAAGTTCCTTTTAAGTCACCTGAAAGTGCTATATTGTTAGTTAAACCTTTAACAAATGCTTGAAATGGAGAATCAAAATTCATAACTTTTTGAACCTCTTTAATTGCGCTGTTAAGACCTTTTAACGCTTTCATTTGTTTTGATGTTGGATTTTCTGACTCCATTCTTTTTCTTGCTTGCTCATAAGTCAAACCAATATCTCTATAATGCATAAGCCCTTTCAGACTTTCAGCAGACATGCCTGTGTGTTGTGCCATTAGATCTTTCTCAAATCTATTTAAATCCTCAAAAGATCTCCCAGTTTCTAACATAGAAGTTCTAAACATTTCAATAACATCTTCAGGTTTTTTTGCCTGTATTATATCCATTGCATCTAGATTCATTCCAAAAGTCTGGGATAGCATTGCAACAGAATTTGCTGCATCTTCAAACGTACTAAACTTTTTAAATACAGCAGACGCATCTTCAAGCTTAACTTTCATTTGTGTAAGTCTTGCAGTTGTCCTTCCTATTTCTTCATCTGACAAATGTCCAAATTGAGTTATGTCTTTTCTAAGAACCATAAAGTTTTTAGACAATCTTTTCCTGTCTAAACCAAATTCTTTGGCAGTACTTGTTAATGTTACACCTAGTTCTGCCATTCTTACATTTATATCTTTAAGATTCACAGCAGCATCTTGTGCAAGGTAAGCAACATCTTCAGATGAAAAACCAAAACCCTTTACCATTCTAGAAAATGCTTTAAATTTTGGCAAGTTATTACCTAAGCTTCGTCCAAACATTTCAGAAAAATGTCCCATTGCTTCTATATTCTCACCTAAAAATCCAATCATGGAAGCAATACCGTTTGCTCCGAAGCCAAACAATTTAACAAGCTCTGAAGAAGGATTTTGAAATGAAAGAAGCATTCCTTTTCCTTTGTTTGTCATCGACTTTATACCTTCACCGATAGTTGAATCCATATCAAATTTATCTTTTAAGGCTTCTTGTGCTGTTTGAATAACTTCTACAATGTCTCTTCTTAACGTGTTTCCTATATTTACAGCTGCTTTTGTAATTGTAAATGGGACAGTTAGTGCAAATTTTCCAAATTTTGCTGCTGCACCTATCATACTACCTACAAATGAAGCTACTCCTTTAACTAAAGTAAATCCCATAGACATTGCAGACTTAATTTTCTGTCCTAATGAAAAAACAATCCCGACAATTTGATTTTTTAATTCGACTATTGACCCAACAAACTCTTTTACTTGCTCGTTTATGTTTTTTGAGTTGTTACCAAAATTATTAAAACTTTTGCTGTTTCTCATTAATGCCTTATTAAGTGCATTAGTATCTCTTTTCATGTCTTCACTTATAGATTTTGTAACACTACCCATGCTTGACACAGTTTTACTTGCATTTTGAAGTGTTTCTTTTTGAACATCAGAAGCATCTTTATAGGCATCAGATATTTTTTTAACACTGTTATCTATTGTTTCAAGCTTTTCTTTGCTAAATTGATCCATTACAGACTCAGCAGCATCTTGAAATGATGTGGACATTTCTTGTGCATTGCCTGTCATTGATTCCATGTTTTCTTGCATATCTGTAAAACTTTGAGTCATTTGAGTCATAAAGTCTGCTTGTGTTTGCGTAAGCTTCTGTATTTTTTCTAGTCTAGCAGAAACTTGCTCTAAAACAGAATTTAACTCTCTGGCAATATTAATTTGTCCAGATCCAGCATTTCCTTCTGATTCTTGTGACGCTTGATTTGGATCGTTAGTATCTGCCATTTATATCTCCTTATGCTGTAATTTGAGCTTTAACGTTTCTAGATACAGATTTTTTGTTTAAACTTTCGTTGATAACATCTAAACATAGATTAAATATATCAAACATTTCTTCTGCTGAAGCTTCATTGTTATAATCTTCTTTTTTAATGTCATTGTTTTTTAACTTAGAGATAACTGATTTTGCTTCTGTTAGATCTTTATTTGATGCTTCAATGCGTTGATTAAATACAGAGAAAAGATCTTGCGTAAACAAATTATATGTTTCAAAAACTTCAATATATATTTTATTTAAAAACCCTCCTTTTTTAGCAGCATATACAGCATCATGATCATGCAAATGTAATCTTTGATTTCCGATAGCTAATACTGCACCTTTTCCTTTTCCGTAATAATCTGCAACTTTTTTGTCTACAGGTGTCTTAGACGTCTTTAGTTCTTTAAGCTTTTCTTCAATTTCTTGAATTAAGCGTGGCTCTGTATCTTTTTTACTTTCTCTATGTGAGTTAATATTATCAATAATTGAATTAGCTCTGTCTTTGCCACCAAAACTTTTTAAGTTGCGAATCCAGAATTTTGAAGTTGTTTCTTTTTTAAGATTATTAAGCACAGATTCAGATGCAATTTTCATGTTTACGTTGTTTTTGTCTTTTTTTAGTAATATTTTTATAGCTTCTTCGTTACCTTTATATTTTTTAAATAAACTTGCAGGTACATAGCTATTCATCTCTTCTGCACCTGCGATAATATGATATATTGCATTTGAAAGTTTGTTATTCGTTACATTTTTATCCTTAAGGATATTTTGTGAACTGTCTATTAACTTAAAAGCACTTGTTCTTGAATCAAAATTTTCTTTATATTTTTTTAAAATCCTTAATAAAACTTTATTTTTTGCTGGGTCATCTTTTCTTACTTTTTTATCATAATCATCTTCATTTATTCCTCTAGCTTCAGCTAGACTACCTTTAATAGATGAGAGTTGTCCTACAATGTCTTTCTTTTTATAAATACTGTTTAACGCGCTTAAAGCAACTGCTTTTTCTGGATCAAAGCCACTTCCTATCATTGCAGCTTTTGTAATATCGCCTGATGCTTTATAATACTTGTATGTCATATCACCAATAATACCAACTATTCCTCCCGCAAATTGAATAAAAACTTCTGATAAGTCGTTTAAGAATGAACCTGCCATGCTCATAAATGTAGGTAGATTTAGAACCATTTTACTAGACTCTTTTCCTAACTCATCACTTATGTAGTTTTTATCATCAGTTGATATTCCCATAAGATCAAAAGCTGAAAGCTTATCTACAGACTTGCCTGCTTTTTTAGCAGCTTCTTCAAGAGCTTTTTCTTGTGGATTAATTCCTAACGATTCTACAGCCATCTCTAAGTTTCCTGAAAGCAGTTTTAATCCTGCAGCAAATCCGTACATCATTCCTCTAATTATAGATCCCATGATTTTCCCGCCAATGCCTTTAATTGTATTGAACATTGGCGTTCCTTCTTTTATAAGTTCATTCATTTGATCATAAAGATTATCAATTCTGCCTTTTATTGTACTTCTTTCATTTGCTTGATAGTTTGCTTTTTTAAGGTTTTCTATATAGTTTCCTTCAAAAGACTCAATACTTTTATCATAAGACTCCTCGACTTTTTCTCTTATTTTAGCAATTTCTTTTTGTATTGGACTATTAGGATCATACATGTTGCTTATAGTTTGCATCTTGCTTAAAAATTTTGTCAAAGAAAGACCATCCATGATCTTAAACATGCCTTTTTTACCAGCTTTTAAAATTCCTTTTTCTTTTAAGTTTTTAATTAGATCTTTGTTTGCTGTTTTTGTTGTTCCAAGTAAAGATTGTAATGCTGCTGTTTCTGCTTTTTTAAGGTTTTCTTCAGCACTTTCACCAGCAATCTCTGTCATTTTTTCAACTTTTAAGCCAAACTTATAATATTCCTTTGATACATCATTTTGCAAATCATTACCTAGATCGCCTAACACACCGCCTACAGTCTTAGTTGTTGTTTTAAGTAAACTCATAAATTTCTGAGATGTCAGTGTACCTCTAATCTTAGTAAGCACAACTGTAACAGGTCCTAAAAATGACTTTATTTCATCTAGATTCATGCTAAAACCTAAATGATAAAAGCTTTCATATAGTTTACTTAGACTTATGACACTATTTTTCAAGTCTTTTTGGTTTGCAGCATTGTTTGTTAAACCTCTAAAGAAAGCTGTAAAGGGTGAATCAAAAGTCATAGTTTTTTGAACCATTTTTATAGTAGAAGTTAAGCCCTTCATCATTTCAGTTTGTTGTTTTGTTGGGTCTTGCTCTTCCATTCTTTTTCTTGCTTCATCATAAGTTAAGCCGTAAGACATAAAATTCATCAAAGAATTAAGTCCATTTTCGCTGATACCTGTAATGTTTTGCATTAAAGATTTTTCGTGCCTGTTTAAGTCTTTGAAAGATTTTCCTGTTTGTAACATAGCCTCTCTAAACTGTGTCAGCATTTCCCCTGGGTCTCTTGAAGTTAGTAAATCAAAAGCATCTACATTCATTTCAAACGACTGAAATAACATTGCAGATGCTTTTGATGCTTCTTCAAGAGAACTAAACTTTTTAAATACATTTACAGCATCATCTGTTTTAACGCCCATTTTTCTTAACTTAACAGTTAATCCCATAATTTCATTTGATGATAAATTACCAAAATCAACAATATTAGTTCTTAAGACATGAAATTCTTTAGATAGGGCTTTAAAGTCTAGATTACTACCTTTAGCTGTCTTTTTAAGATTTGTAGCTATATCAATTAAAACTGATGTTGGATCTTTGCCGCTATTGTAAGCTTCTTGTGCATAAAAAGCCATTTGCTGAGCATTTAACCCCATTGCTCTTTGAGCCTCAATTAAAGCTTGTGCTACTTTTAAATCTTTCATAATTGTAGCACCAAAAACCTCAGAATAATGTCCCATTCCTGCAACTAAACTAAAAGTTTCTTTTTGAAAAGAAGCAATACCTGCTGCTCCCATACCAAAAAGTTTTGAAAGCCTTGACTTAGGTGTATTGAACTGCTTTAGTAAACCCTTTGACATTTGAGTCATTTTAGCAGCACCTTTACCAATATGTGATGTTAAGTCAAAGCTTTCTTTTGCTTCTTCACCTGCAGCTTGTATAACCTCTACAAGATCTTTCCTTATTGTATTACCTATATTTGCAGCAAATTTTGCTATCGTAAAAGGAATAGACATCGTCATCATAAAAAATTTAGTTGCAGAACTTAGTATTGAACCTACAATAGAAGCTACTGACTTTAGAAGATTGAAAAGTAGTTTAGGCACGTCATAAAAAAGGCTAAAGCCAAGCGTCATAAATCCATCTTTAATTGTATTAAATTTTTCAACTGCTGAAGCTAAAAATCCGATACCTTTTGTTGCAATGTAAAGAGAATCTTCGACGTCTGTCATTTTATTAATAGCATTATCTAAAGCTTTTGTTGCACTTTTATTACTTTTCATGCTTTTGTTAAGACTATCTGAATTTTCTTTAATAGCAGAAAATATTTTTTGATCTTTTAGTGCTGAAGCATTTAGTTTGTTTGTGCTTTTTTGATTGTTATCTGAGCTTTTATTTATAGCAGAAACAGCATCTTTTGATTGTTTTTCAAAGTTTTTAGAAAAACTTTCAGAAACTGACTGAGATATTTCTTTTGACATGTTACCAGCTTTAGACGTAGTAGTTTGCATTAAATCATCTGACTGCTGCATAGATTGCATCATTTTTTGCATTCCACTTGTCTGGCTTGCTGTCATGTTCATAGACTCATATGCGCTTACCATAGAATCTAAAGCTTGCAAAAGGCCTTTAGAAATATCTAGTTGTATCTGAACTGTATTTTCCATTTATTAGAGCCTCCAAGTAATACCTGAAAGATTTTCAAACTTTTGTGTAAGGTCTTTTTTTTCTTTAAGTGTCTTGTTAATTGCACTAAATGAAGCATTGTCATCTAATTGAATTTTAAGACGCTTAGATACTTCTAATAGAGAAACAAGACAATCCATTTCAGCAGGTCTTCCAGATAACTCAATATCTACATCTTCACTCATTATATATCTTGCAGCAATATTATGAAGAAGTTTTTCTTTTTGTGTCATCATTTTAAATCCTTTTTAAATTATATGTATAGTATAATTATCTTTTAAAATGATTTACTAAATATTCTACTACCACTTGTGTTTCTTTTTGATTGTGATTGTACCATCTGATTCTGCTGTTTAGCATCTTCAAGTTCTTTTTTAAATCTATTTATAAACCAAAAGCGTTGCCAAACCGGGCATTTATATGCATCTTGATAAGTAAAGCCTAAGTGGTACATTAAGATGTAGATTTGTTCAAGATATAAATCTTTATTATTCGGTGTCAGGCCAAAAAAACGAAGCGCCCATTGGAAGGCCAACCTCACTTTGCTCATGACAGTGAGGACAATTCATCCAAGACTTCATAATAATACCTGGCTCATGCTTGTCAAGAAATCTCCGAAGAGATAAAGAGTCTCGTGCAGGAATATTCTTGACAAAGAAATTAAGCTTATTTCGATCAGTAATTCCATCTACTGAAACAATTGAACGAGAAAGTCTGTCTGTGATTGCAGTTTCAACTTTCATTCCACTCTTTTTCTTTCTTTCGTTTGTTATCATCATTTCACGCTCATCATGACCAGTTAAAAACTTAACTCTTACAGTCTTCTTTGTAATTGGCAATTGAACTTCAAATAAATTATCACCCATGACAACAGGATCTACTTCTAGTCTCTTAATCTTTAACTGTGACAAATCAAATGCTTGCTTACTTTTTGTACCACACTCTGGACAATCTACTTCAACATCATAATCAGCACCATATCCTGTGATTCGAAGTGATACAAGCAAAGCATTTCTATCACCACTAATTAAATCATCAGGTTTGATATTTTTATCAACAATACATGATTTTAAAAGTTTTGTTAAAACAGTTCCGCTTTTAATGTAAGCACGAGAAGTTAAAATATCTTCTTCTCTCGCAGTCATTGGACGAATATCAATTGTTTCTTGCCCGTAAAGAGCCCCATCTTGTGTATAAATTACCCCTCGTGAAGGTAAAGGGACACTCTCTTGCGGGATTTCAAAACCGAAATCATCCTTCATTACATTTGAAACTTTAATTGGCCCGTCGCTATTAACTTGCGTATGATCAATAGGCTTATCTAAAGAATTACTCATTAATTATTTCTCCTTAAACGTTTAATACTAATACACTATCCTGGTTCGTGTCTGACAACAAACTTAAGTTGCTCAACACTTCGTCGATCGATAAATTTATTATATCAGAGTCACCAAATTGTAAAACAATATGACCTCTTATAATATAATTCTGCATATCTAATACAGTTTTAGGATCTGTACTTTCAGGAATCATTACTCTATAATCTTGTATATATCCTGCATCTAAAAAACTCTGCATTAAATTGTCTATCTGAATTTTTAATCTTGCATATATGTTTTGAAAACTAGCATTTTGAGAAAACAATATTCCTCCATTTACTAAACTGTCATTAGTAAAAATATCTATTCTCAGTCTTTTTTTAATTTCTTGTAAAGTTCTTACTATACTCTGCAATTGAAATATTGATTTTCTGTTTTCGTAAGATGTACTCTCTGATAATAATTTTATATTTCCGTCCCTAGGCTTATATAAAATATTTACTGCAGCATTTCTCAAATCTTTAGCAAGTATATCAAAGTTTAAATTGTTCTCTAATAAATCTTCTTCATTTATTAAATTATAATTTATTTCTCCTAAATCACTTGACATTTGAGGATAAGCATCTATAAGTGATAAACTCTGTCTAGGACTAATTACTTGAGCAAGTTTCCCTAAAACAAAACTATCAGAAGTTACCTGTTTTTGAAAATCAGTATCAGCATTTGAAGCTATTAAGTCTCCAAAAGTAGGCATTATATATCTACTTCTCAAGTCTAAACCTTTCCATGTAGATACTGCATAATCGTGCTGCTTTTTTAAAACATCTGAATATTTGTAAAACTCTTGTCCTGTTATTGAATTAGTTCCTAAGCTAAATCTTTGATCTATGCCTTCTAATTCTTTTTTGTTTAAATCATAGCTACTTAAAATATTACTAACAAAAAAGAAATTTCCCATAATCCCTCTTGATTTTTTAACAGCATCACCTGCAGAAACAACCCCACTGTTATCAATTTCAATTTTATCAAAAGAAACTACTCTGTTAGAAGAAGCACCGCCAATATCTGCAATAAAGAAATGTCTTCTATCTTCTTCACATTTCTTCAAGACTTTATCTATTAAAGGAATTTCTTTAATCCCAGGCATTAAAAATATGTCTCCAGCACAATTTGCCTCGTCCATTGCAATATCTATTGCTTTGTCATAAGAAGTATATGTACTCTTCGTTTCATTTGCATCATTTAACTCTCTTATAACTGCGTCATTTCTTAAAAATCTTTTGTCTGAATCTCTTATGTCTACACCATCAAACCCACCATATGTAAAGAAATCAAAAGAAAGTTTATTTTTCAATTTAGCTATTATTTCTCTATTGTTTACTTTCCAAACTTTGTTGTCATTCAAATTTAAATATTCATAATTATTAGCAAGTGTAGCACCTGAATGTTTGTAAAATGTCTGCATTGCATTAGACTCATTATATGTTAAAGTAAAATTACCAGCATCATCTGTTTTAATTCTTATTTTTTCTAAATGGAAAAAAGAGTTAAGATAATTGTCTTGTTCTACCCATACGTCTTTTTGAATATTAGATAAGCCATTTAAGAAATACTTTGTATAGTAAAAATGAGGTGAAATTAAATTTGTTTCATTCCCATCATTAGAATCAACATATCTAGTTTGTTTGTTTGAATTTATTACAGGTTGTGTAAATATAACACCCCAATTGTTATTAACGTTGCTTTCTTCGCCTAAGACTGTATCAGTATAATAATTTAAAGCAAACATTGGAGGCAAATGATATACACCGTTTATATCAAACAATGTTTCACTTTCATCATACCAACCAGAAAAGCATTCCTTTTTCAGACTTATATGTGGGTAAGATCTAAAACCTGAAGGTATATATTCATGTTGATTTTGAATGACTTTATATTCTATTACATTATCTATTTCTACTCTTAAAACTTTACTTTTGTTTTCGTATAATCCTTTTTCTATAACTTTTTTGGAAGTAAAGTCATAATAGCTATAGACTGTTCCAATTTGACGTCCAATATAATCTTTACTTTCAGGATCTAAATTAACGTTTTCATAGTACTCAAGCTGCTCAAAACTATTAATTCTTGGATCATATTCGAAAACATAAATATCAAAGGTTGCATACTCATCTGGAGATGCATTTCTTGTTACAGAAGTATCACCTCTTAGCTTAGGATTGATTTTTATTCTAAATCTATTACCTATTTCACCATCGTCTAAAGACCAAAAACGGAACAAATTCTGTACTTTTTCGTGTATGTTTGTTCTATTGTTTGCAATCCCTTCTCTATTAAAAGGTTGTGCTGTTATCCATGGAGTTTTTGCTGTTGTAAATTCACTCTCAAAAGAATTAAAATCAGGTAAGTTTGTATTGTTACTTATTTCGCTAAAAGGCTTTGTTGTTAAAATCTTGCAGTCATGACTTGCTTTAACTTCTTTACTCATACCTGCGAAAGAAAAAGATGCGTAATTTAAATGTCCTCTATTTAAAAACTTATCTGCGAAATAGTTGATATTATTATCTAAGTAATTTGTTTGCTTTAAAATTTGATTGCTAGAATTTCCAAAAGAATCTTTTATATAGGGTGAGACTTTTGTTTTTAGAAAATTTGATGAACCTGAATTTTCAATATAAGGATTATGACCTAACATTAAAATGTTATTATTGTTACTGCTAATTGATGCTATTGATTTTACCTGAGTGTCGTAATCAGAAGAGCCTGTAGAGTATGTAATGTTCCCTACTGACCCAGTTGTTAGACTTGGAAGAACTCCGCTTGCAAATAACACAACGTCTGTTATAAAATGAGGCTTCTTATTACCTGATGTATCTATTCCTAATTCATCTATGTAGTCAAATGTTAAAAGATCTTTTTCTTCAAAAGTTTTCAGTAAAAACGTAACGTTTCCAGGCTTGCCGTTTGCAACAGCATTTAGATTAGGACCTCTTTGATGTGTAAGAGTGCCGCTAGAAATATCATTTGCAGCATTAAAGCCACTGCCTGACATTTTGCCCGTATTTGAATCTATAGTACCTGTGCCTATGCCTAAGACTCTTGTAAAAGAAGAATAAATGCCTCCATTGTTCAACCATAAAGAAGCAGCATCATAAGCCATACTATCAGCATGACAAGTATAGTTGTCGAAAAGGTGAGCATATTGATTCTGTCTTGCTGTGCCTAGTGTGTTTTCTAATGTATTATAGACTTGGGCATCACCTATAGTTTGACCGGCAAATATTTTTTGTGGAACAAAAGCAGGACCTTTATAAGCTGTGCCTATAATGTTTGCTGTTGTTGCAATCAAGCTTTGTTCAACAACTTGTGAGTCATCTTCTTTTGCGTTCCCAAGACTTATATCGATAAAATTTGTGTCTAGCATTTTATTCCTGCAATCGTTTAAATACGTAATTAATTATGAGTTACCAGAATTTTGTTGTTTTTGATAACTATTAATTATTGATAAAATATACATGCAAGTTAAAATCTTTTTACAGACAGCAAAAAAGAGCACCCTGAATAAACAGAATGCTCTTTATTATGAGCAACGTTTCTTAGTTATGAAACTGATCTTAGTATTGTAATACGCAGTTATCAAAACGAATAGTTAGAGAAATCTCAGTCATGTCATCACCGTCATAAGAAAGATCACCAAAGTTTGCACTTGTTAAGAAAGCACCTTTAATGTCCCATAACTCAACAACAGTTCCAACAGGATCTAATAATTTAAGCTGGCAATCTCTTTTGTAGAAATCTGCGTATCCAGCACGACCACTTACAGATTCATAATGTGTCCGGATCCACTCCATAACTTGTTGTGAACCTGAAGGTGCAATTGGATCATGTAATGTTACAGACATAGTCTCAAAAGTTGTCTTACCAGCAAGATAACGTGTGCTGTTAATAAAAGGTACTTGTGTCTCGTTTGTAGAATATGAAGGACGACTTGCGGTCTTCATAAGAAAAGCATCGATACCCTCAATAGCAAAGACCCAACGATTTTTTCTCTTTGGTTCAAACTTATTAGGTATCATCTCCGTTACTGATAGTGTCTCAGCCATTTTTAAAACT